GGTGTGTTCAGAATTGGCCCCTGTTGCATCTCCTGTGCATATTTTTTGCACAACACGCTACAATTCACCCCTCACTTACAAGTTAGTCTCCTCTGCTTGGGCCTATGGGCCAAACCAAAAACACATCCTTTCAAACCTCCAAAAAATGATTAGCCGAGCTCGTGTCGCTTACGAGCAAAGCTCTTTTTCTTCGATTGACGATCTTGTGAATTTCCAAGATCGCATCGAAAAACTCGCTTCGCGCGTGCTCAAATGCGCGAACATCAGAGTCTTCATCGTCTCCTTAGACGATTTGATAGATCTTCGTCTTGCTCTCCATAAGTCGAAAATCTTTGTGCGTCGTTCCAGCACTCCATCTTTGCTGGAATCTCCTCCCGCCATTATCACTGAACCTTTCCTGGAACCCGCTTCGAGCGTTAAAGTTCCCAAGGTTCAGAACGTTCCTGAAATGATTTCCGCCCCAGTCCAGATAACTTTCGAGGAACAACTCCCTCAACCATCGCCCCCCTCCAAAAAGATTATTCACGCGTCACTTCGGCACGAGTGTGCTGCCCTTTCCCATAAAGGTGTCTGGCCCCCTCTTAGCCTGATCCCTCGCGTCCCTTCCGAAGAATGTTCGCACCACAATCGCGGTAATCTTCTGGGCATTTGCGACCGTTGTCTTGGCCACGTCAGGACCATCGAGCCCAAATACCCAAACATTCGGTCATTGGTTAAATCCCGTCAACAATATCTCCTTTCTCTTGAGAAAAGGGGTTTCGCTCGTTTTTACGACTGGTTAGAAAACAAGGAGCCATACGTACATGATGTTATCGTTCCAAAGGTTGCCCGTCAACCACAACGCGATTTTTCACTTCGCGTTATCGGCAATTATTCTGAACGACCAACACAAATGAGCGCTCGAACCTTCCGCTCTTTCACACGCGCCTCCAACAACATCGCAAATCCACGCATTAAGCACGCAGTGAATGAATTCTCAAAATCCGTCCAACAGGGCGGCGATCTTTCCACGACCCTTACCGATGTCTGGGAAGCTGTCAAATCTGGACTTGGCCGTATGTCCGGTTCGAAAATTGCGTCGTTTGTTGTCTTTCCAGTTCTCATCGCTGTGGGCGCTGCAATCCTGCTCTGGACGCCAACATCGACTGTTGGCATGGTCGTTAAGATCGTTACTTCCTCCATTGCCATCGGGTTGGCCGCTGGCGCTTTGACCACTGTCGTCCATGAGCTCATAGATTTCTTTAACGATGTTGTTTCCTGCTTCAGCAAGATTCGCACTGCACGTGAACTCAGGAGTGGCCCCCCTGTCGACTCTGAGGATGAACTCGTTATTCCCAGAAATGACACTGATCGCGTTCTCCAGCAAACCAAAATCAACTTCGAAGCTTATGCCACTAGAGATCCGTCTTCTTCTAACGCCTTTAAAAATCGCGATCACCAGGGCTCAATCACTTCCATTGAACTTCCTGTTCCTGAGAGTCTTCTTCAATCCGCAGATGTTGAGGATGAAGAACAATCGTGGCTTAATGACCTCATCACTTCTTCCGTTGATCGTCTTGGTCGCATCCTTGACACCACAGTTAAGAAGGCTGACGTGGCTTTTGCCAAACTCTCTGTTGTCGCCAAAACGATTCGTGACTTTAAAACCGTCTCAGAGATCATTGTCCCACTTGGTGAGACCATTATCTCTTTCTTTTATGAGAAGGTCTACGATGAAATTTGGGTCCCTCCCCGCCACCGCGTCGCTATGGAAAAAGTCGCACCTTTTATTGCGCGCGTCGAAGAACTCGACGCCATGCATGATCTTGAATCGCAAGCAAGTTCAGATTCAGATCTCTGCAAACGCATACAGGACCTCATTAAAGAGGCCGCCGAGCTTGAATTATCGCTCATGAAGGCCTCTGTTGAGACCCGCTTCCTCACTCCCTTTACCATCGCAAATGCCAAAGTAGGCATCTTCAAAACCATGCTCAAATCGGCAGATAAGACTGCTGATGATCGTGCTATGACGGTCTGGGCTTATATCTTTGGCCCCTCCAATGCAGGGAAAACCCACTTCTTACGGTGGCTGTACCCGCAAGTTTGGAGTGCCTATAATAAGATTAAACACGTTGATAACGCCAAACCTTTTGATTCTTCTATGGTTTTCTCCTTAAAATCGATCAACGAGTTTTGGGACGGCTATCGTTCTCAGGCCTTCACTGAGTACGACGACTTTCTCCAAGACAAGGATCCAGCTAAACGCGCTACCGCTGCGACAAATGCCATTTACATGGCCAATACAGCTCCCTTCCAACTCAACATGTCTGCTATTGTTGATAAAGCCGGCACGTATTATTCCTCAAAATGGTTCTTCACATCTTCGAATGACATAGCTTGTCCCGAAGGTTTGGGCCTCACTAGCTACGCCGCTTTCGATCGTCGCCGCTTTATGGTGATTAAACTTACAGCTCGTCCCGAGCGTAAGAATCTCAAAGTGGATCACCCCGATTATGCGAAAGGCTGGGTCATCGATATTCACGATGGTGGCGGTCATCTCGTCGCCAGTGACGTTGAACCGTCTCGCGTTATTGGCATGCTTGCCTCGCAAGCCGTTGACAATGAAATCAAGAATACAATCAAACCAACTCTCGTCCCCTTTGAGGTCCCTCAAGAGGGCGATGAAATCGTCAACAGCTTGAATACCGTTCGCCCCCGTCTCGCAGTCGCTATGCAAGAAGAAAAAGTTCGCGAGAGAGCCAAGTATTACCGTCAGCAAGGAGCCAAACAATCCCGTGTCGATCCTATGATTCGCGAAGCGATCACCGTGTTCTATGACTCCTCTGGGAGCAAACAGCAATGGGATAAAGACACGCATCACATGATTTGTAAGTTGCTGGAGCGTGACTTTCCCCTCCCCAAATTTTCATCTCTTGCCCTCAGCTCTGTCTATCATCGCATGAGCGCTCGTGCATACGAGTTGGAGATTGAAAAATACTCCGAAGAACCAACAGCCTCTGCTTTTAAAGAGCTACTCGAAAAAGCTCGTCGCTTCCCAAGCAATCTAATCGATTCTCTCCTCCAAAAGGCTTGGCTTGGCGCGTTCAAACGCGCTAAAGAAACTATGATCACTTGGATTGGCACGCACCAAATTGCTCTTTGCTTAACTGCCGTCTCAGTTTTGGCCATTATTTCGGGTGGTATTATCTTCGCTATTTGGAATCATTTCCGCCCCAACGATCATGTTGTCCTCCAGAAAGATCCCTCTAACAAGGACGAAGACGCCAAACGCAAAGATGCGAAGAACAAAAAGAAGTATGAGGACGCTGAAACCAGGCGCCTCGCTAGGCTTGAAGCCCAGAAGGAGGCAGCCGAAGAAGCCCTCAAACGTCGCCATCAAATCTCAAACTCCTCTGGTGAGACTTTTAAAGAATATTTCATGCGATCTCTTCAACGTGTGAAAGTCGTTCAGGAGAACGATGTATACTCTGGCCAACTCCTTTTCATCGGTGCCCATTGCGCGATCACCGCCAAACATGTCGCCGAAAGCTTCGCCACGGGCGTCTCTGCTGAATCGTACTACATGGTTGGCGACAAAACTGTCACCTTCAATTTTAAACCCAAAGAAGTTCTCATCGCCAATATCCCCAAGACTGAAGCCGCCATGATCAAGTTCCCTGAGAGCGCCTTTCCGCCACGCACACATTTGTGGAAGAAGTTCCCTAAAGAGTCTTGGTTGAATGAGCCCAATCGCTCCATTTCAGAGGTTTGCCTCACCTATCGCATGGTTAATGGCGCGCATGACACCCTTAAAGCGCCGCGTGCTGACTTGGTCGTGTCTAGCGGCGATTTTTACTGGGAATCTGAAGGTGTTGATTCGCCAAATGGTTCCTCCGGTGGCTTACTATGGTCTGAGAACACGAGCTTCGTCGGTCCTCTTGGTTTGCATTCGGCCCGCAGCACTCATTACGCCTGGGCCTCTGTTCTTTCATGTGAACTTCTCGAGGCAGTTGGTGGCGATTGGCTTGCGGTCCCCGAACCCATCTCGGAAAAACACGATTTTGTTTCCCTTGACACCGCGCCTCTCGCCAACAATATGGAGTCCCTTGGCATCATTAAGCAAGGCACTTCACTCCCACGACGCGTCAAAATCACTCAATCACCAATCGCTGACGCTCTCTTGTCTCGTGGTTACACCTCCACATCGGTCCCTGTCTCTGTTCGTCCCTTCGAACCTCAAACTGTGGCGCTTTCAATTGCGGCACGCGGCTTCATGACTGAAGAGGAAGCTTATACTTATCCTCTTGCGACCGTTTCTCCACTTGACAACTCACTTGCCAAACTCGACGTCAACCCTCCTGCCATTTCGGAGAAAGTCCTCGCATTCGCTAACTCTCTGGATAGAACCATTTCAAGACATTATTCTCAACCCTACATTATTTTAAATCTTGAAGATGCGGTTTTTGGCAACGCATCAATTGGTGTTGAGTCCATGGATCTCAAAGCCTCCCCCGGCTATCCCTGGACCATTAAAGGCTTTTCCCAAAAGAGGCAATTGGTTGGCAATCCGGAGCCCGGTGAACGCACCACTCGCGACACATGGCATCCAGCTTTCCTTGCCTCGGTCGAAAATGCTTTGAAAGCTGTTGTCTCTGGCGCCGTGTATCGCCCAACTTTTTCGGACACCTTAAAGATCGAACGGCGCGACATTGAGCGCGTTTTGCTTGGCAAAACACGTCGGTACTATGCCTCTAGCTTCCAACATCTCATCGTCTCCAAGATATTTTGTTGGTCGTATGTCAACCCCTTCCAGTACGCGTGTACCGGTACTGTTTGCGTTGGCATCGATCCACACTCCTCCCAATGGGGTGAACTTTGGCGACGTTTGAACAAGAACCCAAATATGATTGAAACCGACGCTTCTAATTGGGACGTCTCCTTGCCGTATCCGCTCATCCATTGTACTGCGACTCGTTGTTCCAAAGACGTTCGCCGTATAATTGGCCGCGCTGGACTCGACGTTCGCGAAACAACATGTAGAGGCATGACTGTCGAGCAAATCCAAATCGCCTTCGTCAATTGTGTCGTCTCTGGTTCTAATGCTGACCACGTCCAGGAAAACAAGATGATGTCCTGGTATCACTCTTGGGCCTCAGGCACTTGGGGAACAGCTCAGTTCAACTGCTTTTTCAATGACACCGCCACCTGTTGCAGTTATGCCCTTGCTTCGATTGACGCCAAAGTCTCCATCGGTGTCCCAGCCATCTCTTATAAGGAGAATGTTGAATCTGCCTTTTATGGCGATGACGCTCTTCTTGCCGTCACCAACTTCGCAGCACGATTTTTTACTCCCAAAAGTTACACTTATTGGATGCGCGTCCTTTTCCGCATTGTGCTCACTGATCCTGAAGGAAACCCTCCTTCCGATTTCTTCGTTGCACCAGACACAGCAAAATTCCTGAAAAGGAAGTTCCTTAAGGCTGTCGGCCATGTCTGGGCCCCTCTTCCGAAAGAAGTCATCATCGACTCCCTCTTTTGGGTTACAGACCCCAAGTTTGCGTCCAGTATCTGCACTGACACTGTGCGCTCAGCCCTTATGGAGTCCGTCCATCACGGGCGTTCATTCTACGAAGAATTGTACAAGGTTCTCGAAGATGTCTGTCTCGCTTGCCGCGTCAAATTCGATCCTATCGCGTTTGAGGTGGTTGTCGGGATGATCACTAAATCCTGACTACTTTTACGTCCTGGGCACGACTTTAAACTGTCCATCAGGTTGGTGTGCGTGATCTTTGTGTTCACTGGTTTCTACCATTCCAGTGTTCATAATTGCTGCTCACCACCTTCACGCTGCGTTGCGCGCGTGAAAAACCCCAAAAATGCGTTGCTCCACTCTCGTTTTATGCGGCGAGTTTGGTTACAGATCTGCATCTCGATTCAATCAAATGATCAACCTTCGACAGCCGAGCTGTCGACCCCTGTTCGCTCGACCACCGAGCTTACAACCTTCGCTGAAGTCGCCCCTGAAATCAGTGAATCCCTTCCCATGAAAGATCAAATTTCACGGGCAATCATGAACCCTTATACCAAACAGGATGTCGTTAAAGTTCTTTCGCGCAAATACCTCGTCCAAAGGTTCACCTGGAGTCCATCCGATGCAGTTGGGCTCCTAGGTTCTGTGTCCTTCCCGGACGCCCTAAACGCCATTCCCAACATTCAAGATAAATTGGCTAACTTTCGCTGGTTGCGCTCAGACGTGACCATTGAGGTCCGCCTAAATGCTACACCCTTTCATATTGGTTCACTCATGATTTCGCAATTGCCCCGTTGCAACTCCGGTGGCTCTATGCAAAGCATCTTCGCCAAATCGATTTACTCCCGCTCTTTCAACGATGCTAAAGTTATGTCCGCTTCCTCAATGAATGCTTTGTCGTTCGACCTCATTAGGCACGCCCCAACCATGTTTGATGAGGCTCATGGTCCTGAACCTGGCTCCATCGGCACCATATGGATCGATGTGCTTAACCCATTGCTCCTAGCGGGTTCATGCACCGAACCAACTCCAATCACCATTTCAATCTTTGCCTCTTTTAAAGACCCTGAGGTCATCGGTTATGGTTACACCACCCCAAGCCCTGCCCATGCTAAACGGGTTGTTCGAGATGCCACCTCGTCCTTTCGTGATTCTCATAAACAATCCCAACGCGACCCTGTTAATGCTGAAGCCAAAACTAAGTCCTCAACTGGAGTCATTTCCGGTGTTCTGGATGCTGTTTCTGATGTTTCTGCTGCTATTGGTGTCGGTCCTTTTGGTGTTGTCGCTCCGATAGCTTCGATGGGGGCCGCCTTCGCCCGATCTCTGGGCTTGGCCAAGCCAACAACTGTTGCGACCACCACGCCTGTCATCCAAGACGAGTTCCGTGATGTGAACTATACCCATGGTCTCTTCTATGGCACAAAGATGTCGGGCCACCCTGATGCTAAACTCGCAAAGACTACCATTTGCGATCTTAAAACTCATTCTTTTCAAGAGTTTTGTGGAAAACCTATGCTTCTTGGCTCCTTCGCTATCGATACGAGCACTGCCATTGACACGAACCTTTTGCTCTTCTCGTCGGGGCCATCACTTGTTCCAGCTGATAGTGTTGAGTTCTATCCAACACCCGTCGCCTTTTTGGCCTCACATTTCAAGAACTATCGAGGTGGGATGAAGTACAATTTCCAGTTCATCACCTCCCAGTTTGTTACTGCCCGTATGCGTATCGCACATTGGCCAGGTCGCAATATCCCCACCAGCATTGAAATGTATGCCGGCGACACTGTTTCCTCTGTCGTCGACATTCGCGGTGACACTAATTTTGGGTTTACTGTTCCTTATCTTAGTCCTTACCCTTACCTTCCGGTCCCCGGCCTGTACCGCATCAATTCCGCTGTTCCTACTTCGGCTCTCACCGATGACAGTGTTGTTTCGATTTCTTTGACCAATCCAATTCAAGAACCTTGTTCAGAAGGTGCTTCAACGATCTACTGCAATGTCTGGATCTCAGCTGCTGAAGACATGGACTTTCAATTCCTTTCCACTCAAAACTATCGTTCTTCCGCTCTCCCCGCTACTGAGTTCAAAAAACAATCAGTTCGAGAGGTGTTCAATAAACCCTTCGAGGCTCTCGCTCCTGCCCTGGCTGTTGTGGAAGCTGGGCTTATTTGTCCCGAGAAATTTAATTGCATTGAGGACATTTGCAAACGTTTCTGGGGTAATTTCGCCGACACAACCGTTGACGTCTATCCCCTTTGCATTCAGGATGGATTCGATGTCATTCAATACATGTCTTTGAACTTCATGTATTGGCGTTCTGCCATGCGTTATAAGTTTATAATAAACGCACCTGCTCTCGACGTTCCCATCTACACTGGTCAATTGTTTGCCACACAATGCCTCCCACGCCAAATTGGTCCCAATCCATCCCTTGGCACCCACAGCGCGCCCCCTACCGCTGCGCGTCTCCAGAACAACAGTCCTTATGTTGACTTTGAGATGCCTTGGAACACTTACACTTACTGTCAACCAACTATCAATAAAGTTGCTTCCGAGTTTCCCCAAGATTTCGATGCCTGTCCAAATGACGTTCAAACCGTCACCGACTCGACATCAGGCAACTGGATGCCCGAATACTATCTTCGCGCTTGTGGCGATGATCTTCTATTTGGTTACCAAGTTCCCCCCCCTCCCGTCACCATTCCCGCTGACGGTGCGGAGCTCTTTGCCCCGCGTCGCCCTTTGATCAGTAGAAAGGCGCAAAAACAGCCCGCCCTGGCTGTTCCTAAAGATAAAGGGCGATCTACTTCCGAGATTGATATGAGTCTCGTCAGAAAGGTTAATGATATCCTTTCGACCAAGAAGTGACATCCACGCACACGGTGGATGTAATCATGTTTCATACTTGTTCCGTGTGGACCTTAGTTTCTATTTTTTATTCTAACCCCCTATCAGTGAGTTCTTAAACAATCTCACGTCTAAACCTCCCTGATATTTCAGGGTAGGATATTTAGTAGGGAAACCTATATTGGTTTCTCCACTCTATGTATTTAAAATGCATTACGACACACTGTCGTACTCTGCTATCATAGATTGGTAATTATGTTTAAAGTGC